CGGAACCGGAGCATATTGATGAGCCGGAACACCGTTTTTAACAATAGATGATTTTTGAACCTTATTCAACTGCCTATTTGAATCGTATGCAAAACCTACAATCTCAAAACTCATGCGAGGCAGCGATATCTGAACATCTTCGCTCATATTAGGGTCTTGCTGCAATCTCACAATAAATTTTTCTTTATTGGCGTATGCTAGTGGAACATTTACAATCTTTTTCGTTATGCCAGCTGCATCTTTTGTCTGGATAAAAATATTTGAAAATAAACCAGCAAAGCCAACAACCATTTTTCGAGTTGTTCCCCAATAAAACGGAACTTTGGTTAGCATAATTATCTCAATTCATTAAAAGGGTCGTTTTCGGAGAACGACATAATATCTACAAATTCCTGTTTAATCACAGAATTTTCACCATACCCTAGCAAATCGTGATATGGTATTGCAACTTCATATTCATCATTCAGAATACTGCCACCATCTTCCCACATCAAAGCGCTACTGTCTTCCATGGTGATTGTGTTATTTAGTCGGTTAATATTTTGACCAAACACGCTATCAATTTCAGCTAAACCAGTATTAAAATTTTCATTATTGAGTTGAACCAATTCACAGCGGAGAGACCAAACATATTTCTTCTTTAATTGATAGAACCCTGGGTACTCATCTTCGACAAATTTGATCTCAAATAACGACTGAGAGAATGGTACATATATCAAATCACCTTCACACGGTCTCCATTTAATGTTTTGATTTCTGTCAGCTGGTAGAATAGGTACAACAGTTTCGGTAAAACGTTTTCGAGAAACGATGAACGATGCAGTGTCCCGAATTTCCATCCCGAATTTTGAAAGCATCTCGGATTCACCACCATAACCAGAGAAATTCTCGAGCCACATCTCGATGCTAGCATAATTATCAAAAGATGAAAGAACATCTTCCCCAAATATCTGGTCAAATCTATCAGATAATTTTCGTGGAATATAATAGTATTCCTGACCGGTCATTTGAATTGATTCAATAATCATACCTTCATACAAGTCTTGCTCTCCAGCATCACCTCTATTATGGGATGTGAAATAATTATTTAGCATGGTGTTAAGAAAACTTTCATTTCAGCATTACGTCGCAGAGATAACCCACGAATTTTTTGTCCTTGAGCTTTATCCCATTTCAAAAACTCCAACCCAACATCATTTCTATCATCACCGCGGTTTAATTTACGCAGAAGGGTGGATGACTTTAAATTACCTAGGCCGATATTAAAAGCTAGAGAAACTAATGCACCAAACTCATTATCATTGATATCACACTTAACCAATGAACAGACACCAATAGCAAATCGATCCAAATCACGATATTTCAAGGCAATTGCTTCTGCTTCTGTGATCGGTGGATATTTAGAAAGGTCTTCGTACTTGACTCGAGACAATAAATGCCCTACACCAATAGTTGGAAATCCAACCATATCGTGATATGGATAGATCAAACCATCAGAACCTCGCTTTGCCATACCCTCAAACTTAATGAGCATAGCGACAATCGCGTCAGGAACGCGTCTCACACCTGATTTAACAACCGGTATAGGTTTTACTTCAGGTTGTGAGAAAGGCGCGGTAAACACGTTTAAAACGGTTTGTAGCATTTTTTATCCCCCGCCAGATCGCCCGGTATTGGATGAACCACCAAAAGCTGACTTAACTACACGGCTACCAAACCAGTAAGAAACTGTGGATAACAGCAGAGCCCAGTCAGATTCAGTCCATGTTAGTGCCATAGCAGTTTGCCAAACCCCACCCGAATTCTTGATGGCTAGATCAAACATCGCCCATTTATAAACGAAGTAAAAACCTACAACTGAATATGTCACCGCTGGTCGAACCATACCAGTTACAAAATCTAAAAATGCAAACATATAGAAAACTGGTATTACAAATACCTTCGGCCAATCTTTAGCAGCATCTAAGATTTGAACACCAAACGATTGTTGTGGTTGGCGCAAAGTTTGCATCTCAGTAATATCAGCAGAAATATTCAATTCATCTACTTTATACAGATGCGCTTTTTCAGCATTATCAGCTTGCAATTTTAAAATCGAGAGTTCATGTGCATTGTCCTGCTTGGATCTGAAAATCTTAATTAACTCTGGTATAAATGGCCCAGCAAACCCTAGAATTGAAGCTAAAATTGTTAACATACGTTACTCCTTAATTATTTTACCCACGTAAAACTCAGATATTTTTTCAACAAATTTTGCACCAGAAAATGATGCTGCAATTACGATTGAAATTTGTGCCCACACAGAAAAACTATTGATTTGAGAAATTGCAACAGCCAAAACCCCCGCTAACCACGAACCTAGCATATGTGAAGATACAAACAGAGTTGGTCTCGGTAATGTACTATTTTCAGCCTTTTTCAACTCACTGTCGATACGAATTGTCAATGCAGTTAACCCAGATAAGGTTGAAATAATGCTCAATACTAGAACATGCATACCGGTGATGCCGATAAACGGGTCGACTGCACCTGTTACAACAGCGGCCGATACAGTGATCGGCCAAAGCATTGCAATGATGAGTTTAAGTACGACTAAGGTGTACCGTAGCGCCATGAATTTTTCCTATGTCTTGCAAATATATCTAGAACGGCCACGCAAGCTGCCACAACACCATCAAGCCACAATCGACCAACTAAAATAGAACCACCATAGGTTATTAAAAGTCCTGCAGATAAAGAAAACGATATTAGAGCCATTCCCATGTACACTAGATGTCTATACATGTATGCGTGTTTAAAATTATATTTATTGGGTAAAATATCGTTTACAAATGAGTCGAAGGTTGCAATGCAACATACAACAATCGCTGAATAGAAAAGTGCCATTGGTAAATCAGCTGAATACATTGCTTGTGAGTGTATCGACATTGGTTCAAATAATATTGATAGCACCGACAATAATATTGATAACGCAACGTATAATCTAGCAATAAAATACCGCTTTTCAATAAAATGCTTGGGTTCCCGGTCTACAGACCTTCTATTGTGTCTTTGTAGAGGTTTTGCGTGTGAATCATGAACGAGTGACATACTATTACCCTAGCAACCGATGTTTTCCAACTGGATGTGTGTGGTGCACATAATCCCAGCTATTTCTGTCTTCGCCAAATATTATTTTTTGATTTTGATAATCAATTTTAGAAATTGATGTTGTTTTGCCGTCTCTATCAACACATGACACCAACCCCACACGCTTTGACGGGATTTTATCTTTACCAAGCAAACCTCGACCAATATCAGATTGAGCAACAATGTGTAATTTTGGGTCATATTCAGCTTTTGTTATACGTCTAATCGAACCGTTTTCAACGATCGAAATAACATTTGTGCGTTTTGTTGAAGGTTTATTTGGGCTATTAATATATTTAATACCATCAACTAATTTTCTATCAACACGAACAAATTTATTTGTCGAAACTTCAAGTACACGCACGGTGTTTGTATTGGCATGCAGTTTATTAAATCCGAGTCGGCGTTGACCTTCTTTACTTTGTAACGCGACGAGTTCAACCCCACCTTTGTATTTTGTTTGATATTCATCAACTGAAACTTTTTTCTTCAAACCATCTACATCAACGCATAAAACTGATGTCCGACCACCATCAAATCCATCCTCAGGTTTTAAATTTAAAAATTGGTTGGATTTTACTATATTATAAAAATCTGAGAAAAAAAGGCAAAAATCTTTTATTTTATCAGTCTCAGCGATATCAAATTTTTTAACAAAAATATTTTCGACAAAATTCAAACCATGTAATTTGCAATGTTTAACCCAATGGACACCAGAACCCTTATAGGCATTAACATCATCTTTCGTAGTCTTACCAAAATATAATTTGCCAGTTTTGGTATGTCTTTTTAAATAAATATATACGTGGTTCATCCAACAAATCCTATCGGGGGGATTTCGTAACTTTCCCGAATTTCATTTTCAGCAGATTCAATCTCAGCAACAGCTTGTGACATAAGAGCGCTTGAATCAATGGTAACACCACCCAACAGTTGTATTCCTTGATACTTAGATGTGTTGGAAGCCCACTGATACTTAATTTTCGCAGTGATTAATTTTTTCAACATACGATCGTTATATATTGATGTGAATACTTCTGGATCCAATATTCGGTAGCATTCAAAAACTAAATAATTACCAATTTCAGCATCAGTCCAATCATAATCGAGATATACTTTACTTGTTTTTCGATTAAAACGAATAGAATCAATTGGTCGTAGAACTTGATCCATCAGCGATATATGACTCATCAATTGAGAATAATAAATCATGGACGAATTCGATAAATTCTGAAAAGATGATAAAATCACTTGATATTTGGGATCAAACATGTAGTTTGAATTTGATGTGGCATGCCACCAAGGTATTGCTCGGATGACTCCTGTAACCATATCGGAAATAGGTACATACCCATTTTCAATATCACCAGTTACTTTCGATACAAATGTTGACGAGATGCCGGATGTCTGTCCTGTTAAAATTTCACCAACTGTAAATGTTCCATTAACAGCAGAATTTTGAAAAACAGCCTTGGTGATCAACGAATTGGCGTTAATCGATACGATTGTGAATTTAGAACCGTTTGCACCAATAACCGTTTCACCAGCAATAAAACCAGCTCCACTTAAAACATTTACTTGCGAACCTGTGATTGCATGTTTTAAATAAACTCGCTCAGTTGCGTCATAATGAAAATCTTGAAAAAATTGTAACGCTTCGTCGATGCGATCCTCGACTTGTAGCATATCAACTTCAATAT